GCTGTTGGTTCTGTGATACAAATTCCAGTTTCACGAAATCAAAATAGCTCCCGGCCACCGGTGAAAATCCGATGATCGGGAGCTTGATTTATGTCCGGGTGTCAGGCTTTTACTTCCTGCCCGTTCTTGAAGGTAAACCGGATGTCGTCCTCGGCATAGACCGTGACGTAGTCCACCAGCCCGTGCCAAGTTTTCAGCGTGAATTCAGGCAGCTGATCCGGCAGCCTTTCAAAGGCCTTCAGAAAGGCTTCGTAATTGGCACGCTGGGTCTGTTTCTGGCTGATCTCCTCGGTGACTTCCTCAAGGCGAGCCTTGGCCTTGTCGAAGCGCTGCGTCAGGGCGTCGTACCGTTTCTGGTATTCGGCCTGATCCAGAGCAACGTGGGCGTTTTCGTAAATGCACTGCTGCACCATGTCGGAAACTACCTGCGTTTCCTGCAGGAGCTCATCGTGCTCAGCCTCAAGCGCTGTGGTGTCAAAGAGGACGGGGATCATGGCATAGCCGTTTGCGATAACCGCATCCTTTGTCCCCAGCAGCTTGTTCACCGCCTTAAGGAAGGCGGCCTGTATCTCATCGTCCGTCAGGTGGGGTGTGCGGCAGGTCTTGTCGCCGTCGTACTTGTGGTTGCAGCGCCAGATGACCTTCCGGTATTTGCTGTTGGAGTGCCAGACCTTTGAGCCGTACCAGCAGCCGCACTCGCCGCATTTGATCTTGCTGGAGAAGGCGTGGACTCCGCTGTGGTATTTCTTTCCCTTGCCGCGTCGCTCGATCTCGCGCTGCACCATCTCGAACACGTCCGGGTCGATGATGGCTTCGTGATTGCCTTCGACGTAGTACTGCGGAATCTCGCCCTCGTTGATCTTTGTCTTCTTGGTCAGGAAGTCGACCGTGTAGGATTTCTGCAGCAGGGCGTCACCCTTGTACTTCTCGTTTGAGAGGATGCTTCTGACCGTGGAGATGCTCCACTTGGTCTTGCCGCCCGGCGTGAGCACTCCGTCCTTGGTGAGCTCCTGTGCGATGCTGTTGTAGGTCATCCCCTGAAGGAAAAGCTGGTAGATGCGCCGGATGGTAACGGCCTGCTCCGGGTTGATGACCAGATTGCCGTCAGCGCCTTTGTCATAACCGAGGAACCGCTTGTAGGCTACGGAGACCTTGCCATCTGCAAAGCGCTTCCTCTGTCCCCATGTGCAGTTCTCAGAAATGCTCCGGCTTTCTTCCTGCGCCAGCGAGGACATGATTGTGAGCAGCAGCTCGCCCTTGCCGTCGAATGTCCAGATGTTTTCCTTCTCGAAATAAACCTCGATGCCTTTTTCCTTGAGCTGGCGAATGGTGGTCAGGCTGTCGACCGTGTTACGGGCAAATCGGCTGACTGACTTCGTAACGATGAGGTCGATCTTGCCGTCCAGCGCATCAGCGACCATTGTCCGGAAACCCTCGCGCCGCTTGGTGCTGGTGCCGGTGATGCCCTCGTCGGTATAGACCTGAACAAACTCCCAATCGTCCCGGCTCTTGATGTATTTGGTGTAGTAATCGATCTGTGCCTCGTAGCTCGTGAACTGATCGTCGTGATCGGTCGAGACACGGGCGTAACCGGCCACCCGGCGCTTTTTCTGCTCAGTGATCGGAGCAGAGGTGAAGCGCGTCAGGGTTGCTGGGATCGTTTTGACTTTCCTGTGCTGTGCCAATATCTCTCCCTCCTTACCTTCTTCATGGTTTCGCTCATTCTCTGCCGCCGTTCTTCTGTAAAGGAAGCGCGGATGGCGTCACCCTGTTTCTTCCTGCGTTCCTCCGTCCACTTGGGCATCCGGCGCTTTGTGCTGTAGGTCATTGCCTTAGAGGTGCCGTCCTTCAAAAAGAAGGTGATGTGGCCTCCGGGTGCGATGTCTACGTGGTCGACGAGATCCGTGAAAGCGGCGTCGTCAAATGCAGAAAGGCCAAGCGCCTCGGCTGCCAGCTCCTTCAGGACATCCTCGTGGATGCAGTTGTTGCTGCAGTCCTTGGTGGTCGCGCAGGCAAATAGGTAGTATTTCTCTCCGGTGCTTCTCTTGCGAGTCTGCCGCCTGTAGTTGTTTCCGCATTCTGCGCACTTGATCTTGGCGGTGAAGCAGGAGGCTCCCTTCGGATTCGTACCGTTCTTCCTGCGCTGCTCGGAAACCTTGTCCCGGTATTCCTGCGTCCAGCAGTCCTGATGGCCGGTCGGCGTACAGTCCTTCGGGATGACCCTGCCGTCCTTCAAGTGGATCTCGATCTGGTAGCGCTTGGGAACTTCGATGTGGTCTACCTGCGCAAGGAAGGCGGTCTCATCAAACTCGTCTAAGCCGAGGGCGTCCGCGCAGGCCATCCTCAGCTTGTCGTCCCGGATGCCGCCTTTGACCGGGCAGCGGCCATCCTTCTTCTTGGTGGTGCCGCACTTCCAGTAATTCTCGGTGCCGTTCTCGCGTTTGCGGATGTGGTGCATGTAGCTGAAGCCGCAGTAGGGGCATTTGATCTTGCCGGTGAAGCAGCAGGTGTTCAGGCTCTTGTTGGCAAGGGCACCGAGCTTGCGGCGTCTGGCCATCTCGTCCTGCACAAATTGGAAGGTCTCCATGTCGATGATCGCCTCGTGGGTGTTCTCCACAAAGTACTGCGGAAGCTCGCCCTTGTTCTTCCGGCGCTTCTTCGTGATGGGATCTTCGATGTACTCCTTTTGCAGAAGCAGGTTCCCGGTGTAGGTGATGTTGGAGAGGACTACCTTGATGTTGGAATCACACCATTTGCATCCGGCCTTTGTGGTGATGCCTTCGCCGTTCAGCTCGCGCTCCGTTTCCAGACGCGACTTGCCGTCAAGGAAGTTCTGGAAGATGCGCTTCACAATGGCCGCTTCCTCCGGAATCACCACAAGGTGGTCGTCCTCCCATTCGTAACCGAGGATCTTGTTCCGGAAGTTCGGGATGCCTTTTTCAAAGCGCTTCCGGATGCCCCATTTCACATTGTTGCTGAGGCTGGTGATTTCCTCCTGCGCGAAGGAGGCCAGCAGCGTCAGCATAACCTCGCCGTCGCCTGAGAGGGAGTCGATGTTCTCCTTCTCAAAACGAACGCTAACGCCCAGCTCCTTCAGGTGCCGGACGGTCTCCAGAAGGTCTACCGTGTTTCTGGCAAACCTCGATATGGACTTGGTCAGGATGATATCAATGTTCCCGGCCTCGCAATCCTCCAGCATGCGCTGGAATTCCTCTCGGCTATTCGCCTTGGTGCCTGTGATGCCGTCGTCAGCATAGACCCCTGCGTACTCCCATTCCGGGTTGCGCTGGATCAGATCGCTGTAGTAGCTGACCTGCGCTGATAACGAGTGGTGGAGCCGTTCGGTTTCCATCGACACTCTGGCATACGCAGCGACCTTTTTCCGGGTCGGCAGCGTCGGCATCACGGGCTCGATTTTTCGTATTTTTGCCATAAAATCAGCTCCTTTCACAGGTCTATACATCACTCTAAAGGCGTTACATAGCAAGCGTTTTCTGAGAATAATGTACCCAATAATGGCCGGTACTTTTCGAGCATTTTTGTATCAATTATGGCGTATTGCTCCTCGGTGATTACGCCTGCCTTCAGCATGCCCTGAAACATATTCATGGTGGCCTGATAGAGCTTTTCGCGCTCGAACTGATCCTCATTCATGGCCATCACCACCTTTGAACCGGGCTCGGATATAGCACTCGTGGGAGCAGTACTTCCGCTTGCTGTTGCCGTAGGCCGTGAAGGGCTTGTGGCAGCAAGGGCAGGTGTATTCATAGATGGCCTTGCGGTTGACCTGATCGAGATGGGCGTTCCACCACTTATTCCGGCAGGCGTCAGAGCAGAACTTTGCCTCTTTCCTGCCGGAGACCTGCGCGAGGGGCTTTCCGCAGCAACGGCAGCAGCCCACGTTCGGCATTTCCTTTTTATCCGGATCAGCGGTGTTCCCGGAGAGGTTATTCCTGCGGCAGAAGGCAGACACCTGATTCTTCGTCAGGCCGAGTGCCTCTGCGATCGTGGCATATCCGTAGCCAGAGTCCCGGAGCTTTTTAATCTGTTCTTTTTGTTCATTGGTCATAAGGGATACCTCCAGTCACTTTCCACTGGAGGTGAGATGGGCGGATTGACGAAGGAAAATGAAAAAAGCCGCCTGCAGGCACAAAGCCCACAAGCGGCAACAGATCAGATGCGTGTTGTATAGTCGAGGGAGATCCAGCCAGCGCCGGATTTGAGGCGTCCCCAACCAGCGTCAGAGCCCTGACCGGACTTGACCTCCAGAATCGTAAAGATACCCTTGCCAGTGTACTGGCCGGTACGGGAGTAGTTGGTTCCGGCTCCAGTGCGGATGTTCAGGTCACTGATATCCACGCGGACGAGGAAGGGGGTCTTGACCGCCGCCTTTCCTGCGTAGACGACCTTTCCGGCATCATCAAAAACAGAATAACCGGGATTGGCATCCGCGCACTTCTTGGCATTGGCCAGCACCTTATATGCTCCCTTCTGGGAAGCGGCATCTGACCAGCTCTTACGGACGCGGTACCATTTGACCGCAGCAGGAGCCTCAGCCTTGTCGTACTGCGTGAGGTTCCATCTTTCGATAATACTGCAGAGCTTGGAAACGTAGGTCGTGCTGGTGGCATAGCCGCCGTCCTTTATGATCTGCACGGCCTTCTTGTAATCCTTGCAGCCCTTGAGCCCATCATAGCGGAGCTTGCTGCCGTTCTTCGCACCCAAGAGGTATGCGGAGTGGTCGGCGATGGAATCCTCGATGCATGGATACTTGCGGAAGTCAGCCGTGATGGTATAGAGCTTCCCGGAGCCGTCATCCTCCTGTGTCTTCTTAGTATAGACAGACTTGCCGTCCCATGTAGATCCGCTCCATGTGTTTCCGGAGAGGGACTTCTTCATGCCGAAGACGTTATTGGCGTTCTGGGCGAGCTCGCTTTTCCCGTACCCGGATTCCAGAATGAACTGCGCCAGAGATACAGAGGCGAGGATGCCAGACTTATTCATATCTGCAGTGAAAAGAGCACCGACCGTCTTGATTACATCACCCTCAGACAGTCCGGACAGCACCTTAGCCTGTGTGCCAGAGGTCTTGACGGGTGTGTCGGAGGAGGTGCCAAGCTGCGCTGTGACCTTGTTTGCCAGATCGCCCATGCGAGCATACATCCAGTTGCCCGGACAGGACTTGTTGGCAAACCAGCGGTGCACCGTCAGGATCATCTCGTCTGACTTCGGAGAATAGTTCAGGGTCTTGTCCTTGTCTCCAAACCAGATGAGCTTCTTCTTGCCGTTGCGTTTGCAGATATCAACGCAGAGCTTAATCAGCGTCTGGTAAACGACGTCCCGGAAGGCGTAAGGCTCTGCGGTATCAGAGGCGCACTCGATGGTGATCGCCCTTTGGTCGTTGGCGTTACTGGAGGAGCACCATGAGCGGTTTTTCTCCTCGACGTAAAGACCGACACGGCCATCACGGTCAATGCCATAGTTGCTGGAGGCCTGCGTCGAGGACTTGGCAAACCAGTCTCCGAGGCCTTCCGCTGTACACTGGCCGACGACGCAGTGAGGCGTAATGCGGTCGATGGTATGTGTTCGCTGCCCGGAGTGGTTCGGGCTGAGCTTGGTGTAAGCCACCATCTTGCTGTTAGTATATCCCATTGTGATTTCCGTCCTTTCGTAAGAGAAGG